TGGCTCTTAAAACTCTACTATACTTAAACCTTCCTCCAAACTTATTCAAATCTAAAGAGTTTGCATAACTACTGAGAGTATTTGATATTTTAGTCCTAAGTGTCTGTGGAGTAGATACTTTTGAGTCGTCATAATAAATAAAGGAATCCAATTCCACATATAAAACTTTCAGGTCTAGAATACTTTGCTTAATTCCAGAAACGGAATAATTCTTGAGTTGTGAAAGTATTCTAGACCTATTAAACTCACTAACCAACTCACCATTTTTTGGTTTGATTGATATTTTAACTGTACCAAATTCTGGGGGTTCTAGTTCTTCTCCACCAATAATAGAAACCGATTCTGTGTCTGGATAGATTTCTTTAATGATAGATTCGTAGTCTTGACCAGTTACTGCTCTGTTTTGTGCGGAGTATATCTTTGGAGCAAAATACTTAATTGAATCTATCTTTTCAATTCCGGAACCATTTTGTGCTTTAGATACTGTATTTACAACAAATGGTTGTGGGGAAGTTGGGTTCTCATTGCTATCAATTATTCTACCTGCAAAGGAGAAGAATGATGCACCATTTCCTTCTTCACCTTCAGTTACCAAATAGTTAACTTCAATAATAACACCATTTTGCAATTTTTTTCCAATTAATCCATCACCAAACAATAGTTCATATTTTTCATCCTGTACCTCTTGAATTAAAAATATAGTAGACTCACTATTCACATTTACAATATTATCAACTAACTTATATTCTACCCCATCAACGTAAACTTTTATTGTTGCAGTATCGATAAAAGAATTATCTAAAATAAATCTCTGATCTATTGATCCATCATAGACAAATTGCTTTGTTAGAAATGTTCCTTGCAGAACTTCGATATTATTAAAATCTGCTTTTATAGCATTGATAACATTGCCATTCTCATCTTCAAAACTCGCATCTTCAGTTTGAACCGTAATATCTTCTACGACCGAAAATAAGTATGATGTGTTTTCTATAAGACCCTTACACACAAGACCTTTTTGAAGGGATAATTTTTGTGTATTTGAACCATTTACTGTAACTGAGAAAGATATTATAGATTTCGCAGAATTCCTAGATCTTGGAACATATCCAATATTTCTTGCTAAAGAAACGACATTCTCTCTAAGAGACGCAGAGTCTAAGAAAGACTCATTTACGATCATGTTAGAGTTGAATGCCGTTATATAGGTATTATATGCTAATGTATCAATCAAGACTGAGAAATTGGAACCTTCATAATCAAATCCCGTGAAATTTGAATTAGCACGAAGATAATCTTTTATAGATTCTTTTATTTGATCAAAGTCTAAATTTGTAAATTTTGTAAAAGGCATTTTATCTTGTTGCCTCTAAAAGGAATGAATACTCTTGTGTAGGAAACTCTTGACCGATGATATCGTAAATTATAGTAGCATTAAATGTATTTTGGTCAGGTCTAGGTTCTACAATTACTTGTAGATTATTTACCCTTGATTCAAAGTTATTGATAGAAATTTCAATTTCATCTGCAATTAGTGATGCAGTACCAAAATCAATGAAATCAAATAATGAACCTCTGACAGTAGAACCAAAAATTGAGTTAAAAAACTTTTCTGTGGGAATTGTTTGCACAATATTTCTTACAGATCTACGAATAGCAGATTCATTTCTCAATACTTGAATATCTTTAGTAGTAGGATGAGGATCAAAAGATAAACTTATATCTTTAAACCCTCTTGATATCCTCTTCATTTTTAATTTAAAAGAGTTTTCTTAATTGTATTTCTACTCTATTCCTGAAGAATCTTCTGTTTTTTCTTTATATCATCGTGCATAATCTCTTGAAGCACTTTTTCTTCTGGATCATTGGTTTTTTTGGGTAATGACCAGTAATCTGTGGTCAAACTTGTTGTTCCCCACACTTCTTTCATGTAACTTGTGCTTCTATCAACCGGTGAATTGCCCATTTTGCTCCTGATTAGTAAAATCAGAACTTTTTGAGGGGTTGCTATCCCTATTTTTTATAAAAAAATTTAAAATATTACTGTAGCACCAAGTTTAGTGGTAAATTGATTTCCATCGAAACCAATTCCATCAGATATTGTCCAAACTTCACCATATACACTAAGATTTTTACTTAGTTCAAAATTAACACCAGCTTTTGCTGAACTTTCATTTTCATTCATATTACCAGATTCACTAACAAGGGCTGGACCACCTTGAAAATAAAATGATGATTTTTCACTAATTTTTCCTCTGTAACCAATATGAAATTCGGTAATACCACCGTTATATTTGGTTGGACATTTGGAACATCTAGTAACATAACCAGCATTAGACTCAATATTAATATAAGGATCTGCTATTGAAGCAGAAGGAAATAATAAAATAGGAAGAGTGACAATAATTGTTGCTATAGAACGTAACATTATGTTATTGTATGGGACTATTATTTATTTTTTTTCCTCTTCAAGTAAGAGTTTACGTTCTTGTGCAGTTTTCCAGAAATATTCGTCCTCACGACCCATTCCGAGTCGATCAAAACCATTTTCAACACTGTAATATTGTGTTGATACTTTAAAATCAGGCATTTTGGGTTCGACAGGTGTCAAACTATTGTCAAAAATACGTAATCTGTTGTTTGGATACAGTGCATACTGCCCATTCTCAAGTTCAATCAAGTTATGAGACTTATGTTCGGCAGGATTCTCACTGGTCGCCCAATCAACATAGTCGGGATCATGGTGATAGTTATCAATAGTACAGACATATGTACCCTTTACATTACCATAGTCCCGTGTATAACATTCAAAGTCCATTGATCCTATGAATTTCTTATCCACGGAGACGACCCCGTAGTCCATGCAATTCCAAAACTGAAGGTTTGGTAGGTTCATGTCTGGAGTCGGGGTCTCAGGGTCCGATACAAAGGCACTGATAGGCAATTTATCATACATTGCCGCATACTCTGGTAGATAGGTCTCAAAATAAAAAGCACGTCCAGGTAACGATTTAACCGATACCCAGACGCCCTTTACAAATTCACCATGTCCACTTTGATGGTCCGTTAGATACTCCTTACGAACCCATACTTCCTGCGATGGAAGATTTGCAATCAAACAGGCCATATAATGATGATGATGGTACTATACTTATATATTAACCCCGTCCTTGTCCACGATACATTTTACGTTTACCGTTACGAGAAGACGCGGCATACTTCGTGTGCTTCCCACTTCCCTGACGAGTTTTTTTCGGTTTAGCTTCCACAAAACCATTACCACTCAATCCAACCTTTGAACGTACTGCCATAATAACTCCTTAATACTTTGTGACTTTTGTTTCTAAATCATGTGGTCTTGGAGAACCTTTCTGATAATACTCTATCGAAAGATCTTCCATCTTATCAAAATACTCCTCCTCCGTCAAATTCCTATACAGAACTTTTCCTTTATGGAGAATTGTATATTCTGTCAGTCCCATCAGATGACTCTTGTCTTTTCGTGCCCAACTCTGATACGTGGATCACACCATATCTCAAATCCTGCTTCGATAGCATCGAGACAGAATGATACATCTTCTCCACACATATCCTGTACCTCTCCACTCTCAAAGACTTGCATCTTCGGAGCAAACCATGGATACTTCATTTCTTTATGTTCAAAGACTCCATTCTTAATCAATACCCATCCGAAACCTGTATAATCCACAGTGAAAGGTTTACGACGCTTTGAAATACTCTCCCCGGTTTCATGATTCATCACTCCACCATTATTACGGAAATCATCCTCTTCCATCCAATGTGCAACACTTGTTGTCCTACCATCTTCTGTCATATACCATCCACTTGCAATGTCTTGATCCATTAGAACCAATTGCCAAAACTTCTCTGAGTTAAACACAATATCACTGTCAATCCATAATTGATAATCATATTGTAATTTTCCATCCCAAGGTTTTTGATCCGGTCCTCTCAGTACATTCGCACCTAAACATTTGCATCTTGCAAAGTTTACCATCGATGAATAATCCTGAGAAATCTGGATGGCAGCTCCTGCCTGCACTAAATCAAAACAAAGTTGTACAAAGTTTTTGAGATACGTATAAGATACTCCTCTACCAGGTAAACAAAAGACTATAGTCTTCCCTTTTACCATTTCCGTTGCTTTCGCATAATCCCATTCAGGGGCACTTTCAGTTGCTTTGGGAGTCTTTGCTTTTACTGTAAATCCTTTAGCCATAACTTTAATTAAACTACTTCACTATCATAACACTCTATCTATACACAGTCAACTTAATTGATACTCCGAATAATAATCGAATCTTTATCAAACTCGATGTTTACTTCTACTCCCTCGTACCATCCATTCTCATCACATATCCATTCGGGTATCGACAATAAGTGTTCACCGGTTACTGGGTCGATCTCTACAGTCGTAAAATTTTCCTGCGAATTTTTTTGCATATCTTTGAATCCTGATGCCATGTTTTTATATATGAAAAAAAAAAAAAAAAATTATGATGGGGGAATTAGAAATAACTTTGAGGTTTATATCTAAAGGTCGATCTGGGTCGTTTATAGCTTGTAGGGACCCATGGGTTTTATATACGCACCCCCGCACGAACGAACGAACTGCTGTTCAACAACTGTGCGGGGTTAAGTATTACTTAAGGGGGAGGATTAGTCCCCCTAAGTGTTAATCAAGCAGGGATATCTGACCCCCACCAGTTAACACCATCATAGGCAGATTGCCAGGTTTCATAGAAACTATTCCAAGCACCTTCGTTGTCAACAAAGGACTCTATTTCCAACTGATCGCATACCCAATCGTGAGCAGAATCACAATCGGATTGTGTGTCTGCAACAAAGGAAAATAAACCTGTCATAAGGTCATCCCATGTCTGTTGCATTTCTGGGGAGTTTGGGAAGATGATCATGGTTCGTGTGTCGTGTGGTTCTTCTTAATTATAGCAAGTTTGGAGAGCATTGCTACCCTCCAAATCTTAAGATAATTGGATTATCCCACAATTGCTGCCATCAGTCTGTCTCTCTTGCGTGGAGCAATGGAGAACCATAGGTTACGTTTGCCGGTCTTAGGGTTGCGAGTGGCACCAATTGACCTTTGAGTTTCAAGGTCAACTAGGACGGCATGGACAGTCCCCTTGTGTCGTTTAGGATCAAGTCCCATAGTGCGAACCAACTGGGTTCCAGTCATTGGACCTTGCTGAATAAGAATGCTACGAGCAGCAATTCTGATCATGCGGTGAAACATTTGAGAAGAGAATGCGATCATGGTTTGGGTGTCGTGTGGTGTTGACTCTTTTAGTATACAGGATCGGAACGGGTAACCGTGGCAGGTCACCCGATCTTTGACATTTCTTTATACTCCCAATGCTTCCCGTAGTTCCTTCTTAACGGTGCGGTTGATCCGTGCTGCTTTGCCTGCCTCAGATCCTGCCGGTTGAGTCCCGTGCAATAGGATCGCAAAGGGTCCGGGAGTGAAACAATGTCTTTCGTCAACGTCAACAGGCAAACCTAAAGTATCAGCATCTTCTACAGAATGAACGACTTTGGCATAACGTGGGAATGCTCCGATATCAATTAAAGAATCATACTTGCCCCCATAGGATGCAGTGAGGTAAAAATTACCCGGTAATGTTAATCCTATGAAAAATTCTAATGATTTAGAATAACAATAGAATTTAAGGTTAGGATTACTTTTAGCAACTAATAACCATGCCATAAGATATTCTTGACTGAAGAAATCACCCGATTCGTGTATACGAACACGGGTATGTTTCTTCTTTAAGTTTTTGTGCATTTCATCATTAATATATTGTGCCAGATTTCCATTGTGAAGATGTGATTTTACTTCCAACCAATTCTCTGCCCGATTATGAAATACGGCATCGTATTGAACCTCACTCGATGCTGCAAAGCACCTGAAAGTTGTTGTCTTAAAGTCTACGATCTTTCTACCGTTAGGGGTTGCAAGTGCCATGCTGCGGCAGGTATCGGCACCGGGGCAAGTCTTGCCTGCCGGTAGGTTAAAGATCAGGGTGTTTTTGTTGAGTTTGGCGTTACCAGTGGAGAAGTGAAGGGTCATGGTTCGGTG